GGACGATGCCCGGTTCTCCACGCGGCGAGACCCCTATTGTAGACCGTCTTGAGGGTCTTCAAAGGCACGCCAGTAGCCTTAGCAATTTCAGGGAGAGATTTGACTCCTGGGTACATCTTTCTAAACTTTTGCGTGTAGGAAGAAGTCTTTGTTTTCTGTCCCTTGTCCGTCTTGAAATCTTTGTAGTCTCGCTTGAGCATCTTCTTGTAGCGGGTCTCAACCTCCTTGAGTGTGGTGAGCCCCCTGAAATATTTAAGGGGTGCGTAGATCCGACCCTCCCTTTTACGCAGTTCCCCAACCTTCTTGGTAATCTGAGCATCGCTTAAAGGCATCTTACTTTTTAAAGATATTTTATATCGTATGGGAAGAACGTGTTCGTTCTCGGTGTCGGATCAAACGACACCTGAACGTCTCGATACGATTTTCAACAGTATATGGAGTATGGAAGAACGAGTCAAATTTGAAATTAATACAACACGATGTAACAATATTTCACTAAGAAGAATTCTATCTATGAAGAATGTTCTGGATCTTCATAGACCAAACTCACGCAAGTATCTCGAAAGTAGTACCATCCTCGTCAAGACACAATTCGCGCGCAGACTTTTACAGTTTGGTCTCGCCCTCATACGAACAGAAAAACCGGTATATGTCAAGGTCATTTAAGATACTTTACCGCCGCAGCGATACTGGAATAAATGCATTTTCCAAACCTGACACGCCCTGTCCTAGGATTGTAGTATCCTACATGGCCATTGAAGACCGCCCTGTGAATGTCACCCATATAAAAAATACAAGATTATAATAATCAGCGAGATGGGTTTGTCAATTATTATGGGAAATATGTTTTCGGGTAAAACGTCTGAGCTCATCAGACGACTTAAGCGTTTGAAAGTCATAGGCAAAAATATACTTGTCGTGAACTCAGCCAAGGATACTCGCTCACCTGACGAGGTTTTAAAAACGCACGACAACGTAAAGTTCAACTGTCTAAAAGTGTATGATCTTTTCGACATACTCAACAATCCCGAATTTGATAAGGCTGATATCGTGGCCATCGATGAGGCTCAGTTTTTTCCGCGTCTCAGGAAGTTTGTCGACTGTTGTCTACACGTGAACAAGTCTGTTATTATGGCGGGTCTCGACGCCGACTCATTTCAGTGCAAATTCGGAGAACTTTTAGACTGTGTTCCAATAGCATGTGATGTGACCAAGTTGTCTGCACTGTGTATGCGATGTAACGACGGGACGCCCGGTCCGTTTACAAAGAGGATCGTCGACGACAAAACCCTCGAACTCATCGGTGGAAGTGATATGTACATAGCGGTATGTCGCGAACACCTATAATTTGAATACGTTGTCAGACACATTACGTGCCAATCTACGAAACCACCCGAACATAGTCACGGAATCGTTTTCGTATAGTGGTATGATCAACGATATGCGGGTACACCCGTCCGTCTGTTTCGATACCGAGTGTTTCACTTCACTCCCGTTATAGAGAACACCTTTACCCGCCTTCGTCTCGTTTATTTTTACTTTATCGTATCGGTCCTTGGTCATGAGGTGTGACGTGTTACCGGGACTCGTGTATATGTTGCACACGTATGTCTTTCTTGCACCACTCGTAAAATTGTTATCAAAGTGCCAATCGATGTAGTGTCCACTCTGATTATACAGTCTCAAAAACCAACAATACTGTTCGCGTTCACAATCAGCGGGTTTTACTTTGTTACCCCGGACCGTGGACACGTACTCCTCGATAATCTTAAACACCTGTGGGAGGTTTTCCCTGATGGTACATCGTTTGATCTTGTACCCCTCGACAATACTCGAAGATGACTTGTTACCACGTTCTTGTGCGACGTGTATGATATCGTTCACGTAAGGATTGAGACTGTTTGAAATTTGAGAACAGTCTAGCTCCTTAAACTTCCCACTCTGCGCTGGCTTGAGATACCCATTCCACAAATTTATGAGAAATGGTATCAACAAGAGGAATAACAGTAGCAGTAGTAACCTCATACAATAGACTGCTAAAATCTTTTGACATCGAGTATGAGCACGACACGTTTACCCGACCCCGTCTTAATAACCTCATGGTACCTCGAATGATCGAAAATGAACGCTTCACCTTCGGTATGAATATGAGGACCCATCTCTGTGTACAGGGTACAATCACCATCACCCATGATCGTAAGATGATACCGGAGTAACGCGTTCGTCTCCGCTCTGTGTGGTGGTATAATCATCGGACCATCCATGACGGCGAACGAAGCCGTCTCTTCGTGTATACACGGAATCTGTTTAACGAGACTTTTCAAATTTGGAAACTGGTCAAACGTATATCTGTAGTACGCATCATTCTTTTGAAACCATGGATCGAGGTCATGATACATGGTTTTTTTCAACGTCTTCGATACCGCCTCAAACTCCTTTCGAATATCACGGTAGTGTGCCTGTATCAAATGAAGTCCTTTGAATTGCCATACGGAATATTTGGGGGTATGCATCAATATGTCAACCACAGTATTTCGCATACCTATGAATGGTCGTTTCCAATTTTGAAAGTACAGGTTATCGATGGGTGCCTTGAAATAGTCGTGACCCACGAGAAGAAGTGGAACAACCACCAGGTACCACATTATTTTCTCAGTAGATAATAAACATGCCCGTATACGGCAAGACCATGGAAAAGTATGCCCCTGCTCCCACCACTGAGACTAAGGAAATGAAGGATCGTTTCACGATGCCTGCCATTCCTCAGCTTACCATCGTTCAGATGATCATCGCCGCGGTCATCGTCGCGTATGCGTTCATGGCGCGTAAGGTGAAGGGTGTCGTCGTCGCGACGCTCGCGCTCACCATCGGCCTTCTTCACATGTATGACCACCTGTACCGTGTCCAGCGTGGTCCCGAGAAGCTTTTCCTTCTCCCCGGTGACAAGACTGAGAACTACTGCGCCGGTGGTTGTGGTTGCGGTAAGTAAAATATTGACACATACTAAGTATGCGCGTCAAAGTTGTTCGTAGCCCTGACCCTAAGAAGAAGTTCAGGGTAATTTTAGAAAACGGTAAGACTGTCGATTTTGGTGCGAGAGGGTATTCAGATTATACCAAGCACAAGACACCCTCCCGTATGCGATCGTACGTGTTACGTCACGGAGGTCAAATACCCAGACGTATCATAGCAGAGAGAGATCCATCAAAAATTCAAAACATGATGTTGAACATAAACCGGAGTGATAAAGAAGATTGGAAATTGAGTGGTATCAACGGGGCCGGGTTCTGGTCACGTTGGTACCTCTGGAGTTTTCCTGATGTGCGAGGTGTTAAAACATTCATGAAGAAACGATTCAACATACAGATCGTTTAAGTGATTCGACTTGTCTCACAAATCGTGTCACCAATTCAAGACGTTCGTAAAGTTCTTCACCCAGATAGAGCTTTACGAATTTCTCATCCATGTCAGTTTCTGATGTATACTGTTTGATTACATCGTAGACTTTTGCGTCATTCCAGTTGATCAAACTCTGTTTTACTCGTACCAGGTTCATTATCTATTTAACGCAGATAGTTTTAAGCGTTGTTGGGCATCTGCTGACGAGCCTTGTTAATCGCGTTGGTGGCGAGCTTAAGGGCGAGCTCACGGAGCTTCTTGGCACCGTTGTTGAGACCGTTGTTGTTGGGCTTCTTGTTGTTGCCGTTGTTGGGCTTGTTGTTGGCAGGCTTGTTCGCGTTGTTGGCAGGCTTGTTGTTGGCAGGCTTGTTCGCGTTGTTGGCAGGCTTGTTGTTGCCGTTGTTGGGCTTGTTGTTCGCGGGCTTGTTGTTGCCGTTGTTGGGCTTGTTGTTCGCGGGCTTGTTGTTGGCGGGCTTGTTCGCGTTACCATTGTTGGGCTTCGCGTTGTTGGCCGGCTTGTTCGCGTTGTTCGCGGGCTTCGCGTTGTTGGCAGGCTTGTTCGCGTTGTTCGCGGGCTTCGCGTTGTTGGCCGGCTTGTTCGCGTTACCATTGTTGGGCTTCGCGTTGTTGGCGGGCTTCGCGTTACCATTGTTGGGCTTCGCGTTGTTGGCGGGCTTCGCGTTGTTGGCGGGCTTGTTATTCTTGGACTGGGAATTATCCATGATCGTGCTTATACTAATCGATGAGATTATTTTTTGAGTCCTCGTTTTTTCAGGTTGGCTTTCAATTCAGCCATGAGTTTAGCGCGGGTCGAATTTATGACCGGTTTCCTGGGTGGCTGGGAAGGAGGTGGTGGTGGCGGAGGTGGGGGACCACCACCGGTGCGGGGTGGTGCCGGTACGGACGAAGCGGGAACGACGATTGTCTTACAAAGTCGAATCACCTGCTGAGCATTTTTGACGCTATTTTCAAAATTCATCCTGAGTTTCGAACGAAGTTCCCTCGCCGTGAGTTTGACACGTTTACCACGCACGTCCTTCGTGACACGTAGACCCATTTTCTTCGCCTTTTCTTTCAGTTCCTTATACTGCATATTACTATAGGCTATCATAAAATTTAAAGAAGACAAACTCCGTATACTCAAGATGAGTGATGTGATTGAATTGAAGATGATGATCAATAAAGTACTCCTCCCACGTATCCGACAATTAGAAGATGAAGTTGCATCCCTCAGAAAGCACACATGGCCGTACGTACAAGCCCGGAAAGAACATCACGAATTGGATGACATGGAGGCGAAGATGGACTTTTTCAAAAATCTTGCTGATGATACCATCAAGGAACTCATACAGATCAAGTCTAGGTTACGTACTGGTACAAATCTTCATCACCGAGAATATGACATCATTCAGGAGAATAATTTCTGTTAATACTGTATAACAAAATGTCTAGGAAATCTGCGTTGCCGATGGCATCGTCTACGTCTTCGAGTCTACTCCTAAACATTTTCATCTTGATGATGTTACAAAACATGGAAGAGCAAACCGCCATGGTCACTGCTGGTATGGCACTGTGCGCCTGTTCAGCATTCTCGGGTGCACTCCGCGTAATTCAATACACTCTACATGGCCTGACTGGTATCAAAACCTATTAATTTTCTCAGGGTAAAGTAAACAATGGGCCAAGCGCTGTCGTCCCTGTGGTTCTTTGTAAGCCCGATTCCTGACATGAGTTCGAAGGGTAAACCTAAGCCAATGTCAGCAGCCTCTATGCTCTGTAGTTGTATATGCTCACTCGCGATGTTATACATGGGATATCGTTTCTGGAGTGAAACATTCCCGTTTCCGATGCCTGCACCCTTTTATCCCACAATGTTACTCCTATTCTGTTGTTCCTGTTGTTCGAGTAGTAAGCTCGTCGGGCAGGGACGAAAGATTGCCAAAGTTTAAAAAAAGTTATCCGTCCGGTACATCTTCACCTTGAATGAACCAGTTTTACCTGTCACTGAGACTGTTTCATTCCCATAGAGTTCTTGACATCCTATATCTTCCATACAGTCACGTGCGTTGTGACTCACCGGAACTGGATATATTTGTTGACCAGGTGTCGTCGTGTAGTAATGATACCTGTCACGCCTTCCTGTGACTTCCTTACCGTATAATGGCATCGTGACTTCACCCGGCCCAGTAAGAATACCCATCTGTTGCATCTGCCCAGGCTTATACTTTTTTATCGGTGGACCTCGATACTCAGGATCGCGTCGCACAGCGGTGGGTCGAGGTGGAATGGGAAGTTCTGGTTTCGATTCAACCTTCACGACTCGTGGATTGAACCACATGTATGCTACGATGACCGCGAGCACAGCCAGACCTATCTGAAGTTTCGTCGTGTTCTTCATTTAGTATATGACTGGAAATTTATTTGAGTTTGAGCATGTAAATGGTTTTATGAATGAGTGCGACAATATCATCCTCAATCGCCTTGAGATGTGAATCGGTCGGAAGTTTCATCGATTTAATACGGCGTAACATATCCTTAAAATATACCGCAATCTTAGCTGGCGTTTTCATGAAGCGTTTATTCATCGGAACCGGTTTCACTTTTTTTGTGTATGTCTCAGAGTATGCGTCAATGAGAGGAACGATGCCGGTGTAATATTTTTCGAGTGCTTTATGCTGTGCGTATGAATTTGTATTCAGATGAAAATAGTGCGTCTGTGTACGGGAATTCATGAGCATGGCGATGAATGTATCCACGGCGGTCATTTATTATTCGCCGAGTTTATTATTTATGATGACCAAAGCATTCTTGATTGATTTGATCGCATTGTACACGTCATTCGTGTTTCCACCGTCTATATATTTTTGAATATTGTCAAGATTGTACTCGATTGATTCTTTTCCTAGACGAATATCTTCCTCACGTTTACGTTTTATATCCTCGAGACGCGAAATTTTAGATGACAATGAATCTCGGTCAGAGATGAATTCTTTCGTGAGTGTTCTAATCTCATCTCGAAAGATATCTTGTTGTCTCATGAGTTCCGTTCTCGGCGTCTGTGTACGACCTTGATTGATATCCTTCTGTATATCATCTATGACAAGATCAATTCGCGCTTTTTCACCGAGCAGTGCGTCGTATTTTTCCTTGATCATCTCATGAAGGTGGTCGATATCATCTTGGAGCTTGGTCTCCATTATTATTATGTGTACATATAATAAAAATGCCAAGTGTGAAGCAGATCCAGGAGGCGCGTAAAAAACTGAAAGCGACTCCAAAGTCCAAAGGTAATGCACCGAAGATACCTTCTGCAGCCCTACTTCGTATCATAAACGCCGATCCAAAGATTAAACGTAATAAGGAATTTATGAAACGTGTTCAGGAACTTATTAAAAATAGTAAAAAGTGATCACTTAATCGTTTGACCTCGCCATACCTTGAATGTATCCTTGATGATGTTATCAAAGTGTCCTAAACGATACTGTACGAAACCCCATAGCACAAAGAACACAGTCTTTGTAAGATGATTGATCTCATTCTCTTCCATCTTATAAATAGGTCCGACGACTCGTCCCATAAACGTTTCCTCCTTCTTCTGCCCGGTGATGGCCATTTCGGCCTGTGTGAGAGCACATGTGTCATCGTTCACTGACCAGTGGTAAAAGATGAAAGGTATGAGAACGGAATAAAATTCTAGACTCCTGCGATCATTCGTAAACGGAACGACGAGGATACCGATCAAGAAAACAAGATGAATGAGGAATATTATGTTCATCTATTATAACATGAGTGAAGAAATTAATATGGAGATAATGTGGAATGAGTATCATGAGAATGTACTTCGTCAATGGGGTGAATCCTCGGCGTGTTACAGGTACATGCATCATCGCGCGTTCTTGATGTTTAAAAAGATGAGTCTGCGTTTTAATTTACCTGTCATTGTTCTATCAACAATCACCGGAACTGCAAACTTCGCTCAGTCCACTTTACCGGCGAGTATCCAGCCCGCGGCACCATCTATCATCGGTGGCTTAAATCTTGTAGCAGGTTTAATCGCTACTATTATGCAGTTTCTCAAAGTGAATGAATTGATGGAGAATCATAGGACTGCCGCATTGGGACATGGTAGTCTCTCGAGAAACATTCGGTTACAACTCGCACTTCCACGTGAAGAACGTAAAAAGGAGGGTTTGAAATTCGTCGAAGAATGCAAGGCGACGTATGATAGTCTACTCGAACAGTCTCCACCTATACCCAAGAACATCTTGTTAAAGTTTGAACAAGAATATCCAATTGAAGGTGTGTTTACGAAACCAGAAATACTAACTGTACGCCCGATACCAGCACTCAAGTTACCCAAGACGATTGAACCCATTCGTGCCATCACACAGGATACACCATTCGAGAAGATTGGTAAGATGTTCGCTCCTACTGAAGAGGAGGAAGAGGAACTTGAGGAGGAAATTGAAGAGTATGAAGAGGAAGAAGAGACAGACGTCGAACAAGGTACGCCAAAAGAATAAACATCAAAATATTGGTAAGGATTACTGATACCACAAATGGTAAAATTTTACGCCTTAAAGGTTTTACGATTCTTTCATGTAGTGCGTCATTTTTGAGTACCAAATCTATGGCCTGATTAGTAAGATCATCTATGGATTCCTTCATTAAAATAGTCGAGCAAAAAAAAAGTCCCGTTGTGACGACAATTCACACAAAACAAATTGATCTCATTCGACGATACATCAAAGAGGGAAGGAATGTCTTCATCTGTGGAGCGATTGGCGTCGGTAAATCGTTCATTCTCGAAAAAGTTCTCGAAAATACAAATCATGTGGAACTCTTACCACATCACCTAAAAAAGGAATCACATTTTTTACCGTTTATCAAACCGAGTAGAAAACATGTATACATCGACAATTACGACAGTGTGTTCAAACCAATCATAGAACGGGTTTCTGACGGTGATAGACTCACTCGTGGGTCACTCCTCGTGACCGCGACGACGATGTGTATGTTTCCCAATTTCGAAACAGTGATGATTCCTAAACACAAACCTGATATCCTTTTAACACTTACGGACAATCAAGGATCGGAAGCGTATGCTGCGGCTGTTCGAGCACAAGGAAACATTCGAAACTTTTTCACGTACCTAGAAGGTTATGATGAAATGGATGACTTCAAAACACCGAAAGAGTTTATCGCTGATGTGTTGAGTGATCCCGGTCCTATCGAAATTATGGATAGTATACCCGAACATGGACACATGTGGGACATATTCCAGGAAAACTATATCGATTCGAAACATGTAGATATACTTGGATGTACGGATGCGTTTTCAACCGCAGATGTATTCGATAATCACATTTATCAATCCGGAAATTGGCATCTCATGCCCTATTTCGTGTTACATGCTTTGACGATACCTAAATCATCTCTCGGTGAGCCACTTGACAGAGAAAAGTTACGACCAGGGAGTTGTTGGACAAAACTTGGAAACTATAAGATGCGGAAACAAAAGTTCCATGATATCCATAAAAAATCAAGAACCGGACTTGGTATCGAGGAACTCTGTCTATTAAAGAAATATGCAGAAAGTGGAGACTTGGAACCGCTACTCGAGTATAAAATCACACCCCAAGATTTCGATGTCATCAATCATCTTGCTGTTGGAAATGGCTTAAAATCAAAGGACGTAACAAGAGTAAAGAAGGCACTCAAAAATGCCTACGACCGAAGATGATAACAAGGACAATGAAGTCGAAGAGTGTGTCAAGATTATCGGAAATGAAATTCTCTTTTACGGTGACGTAGACAGGGAAAACACTCTCGAGTTTGTCGAGAAGTTCAAGAAGCTTGAAATTGAGCTCCTAAAGAAGATGGCAGAGCTTGTTGGGTACGAACCAATGATCCGTGTTCATATCATGAGCGAAGGTGGTGATGTGTATGCTGGTCTAAACATGATGAATGTTCTGGAACGATCTCGTGTGAAGGTAGTCACTATAGCTCAAGGAGCCTGCTGTAGTGCGGCAACATTTATACTTCTGGGTGGTAAAGAACGTCGCATGGGTAAAAATGCTTACCTTCTCATCCACCAAATTAGTACAGAAATGTGGGGTAGCTTCAATGATCTCAAACACGAATTAAAGTCAACAGATAAACTTATGAAAATGCTCAAGGAGATGTATCTCTCAAAGACGAAAATCCCCGAACGTAAATTCAAGAAACTCATGAAGAAGGATATCTACCTCGGACCCGATAAGTGTCTCAAGTATGGAATCGTTTCCGCGCTTGAGTGATTGTCACTGAACGCTTATACAGTCCCAAAATACATAAAATAATGAACGCGATACAAAACGTGTTCATATTCAGAGGCAAGAATGTGCTCTCTGGAGGCCTAAGTCGCTCCATTCTGCCATAATTCACAACTGGTATTTCAGACATCTAATTAAAGTTGAGAATTTATTTACTCTCAGAATGGAACGCCTTATCAAACAGGATAAACATGGTAATGATCGCTACATCGACATTAAAGTTGAGGACTTGAAGAATGGAACCGCAGACATCGTGAAGATCTCTGGTATCGTGGGGAGTGATAAATTCTCTGAGTCGCGAACTAATGTCAAGACGGGGTACGAAAAGGCGCTCAAGAGAGCCCAAACCATGTGGAATAATGAGCACACCAAGTGTAACCAGGTGTTGCCTATGCTCGCCAACAAATGGGAAGATCGCCAGAAATACATCTCCGAGCCGTTCTACGTCCAACCCAAATTGGATGGTGTTCGCCTACTTGTCTCCAAGGATGGGGGTATCTCAAGAACTGGTAAGATTGTACCCGGAACTGAGATTCTCGGTAAGGGGCTCAAAGAGGGTCAATACGTTGACGGTGAAGCCTACGATCCCAATCTCAACTTTGAGGAACTCACGAGCACTTTCAAAACGGATCCTTTGAAGCTGAAGTTTTATGTCTTTGACTTCTTTGATCTCAAGAATTTAGGTATGACATTTGACGAACGGTGGGACCAACTTAAAGGTCTTTCCAATCCTCATTATGAATATGTTGAAATGTTTGGTGTCAAAAAGCATGGAGACATGATAGCCTATCATAAAATGTTTATGCAACAAGGATTCGAAGGTACGATGATTCGTGATCCGAACAGTGTGTACGAAGTGGGTCAACGAAGCAATTACCTCCTCAAGTACAAGGATTTCCAGACAGAGGAATATGAGATTGTTGGTGCCAAGACGGGTCATGGTCGTGACGCAGACGCGGTTGTTTGGGTCTGTAAGACCAAAGATGGTCAACAGTTTACAGCCAGACCCGAGGGTACTATCGCTCAGAGAGAAGAAGATTACAAGAATCGTGAGAAGTTTATGGGGAAGATGCTCACCGTGCGTTTCCAAAACCTGACCGCTCTCGGTGTCCCGCGTTTTCCCGTTGGCGTGGTAGTTAGAGATTATGAATAATAGTAACATATAGAAATGAACAGAATCGCGATCGACATCGATGAAGTCTTGGTACAATTTCTCTTTCCTATGGCGAAACATAACCACAAAACACATAAACTTTGGTCTAAACCCAAGTACAATTACGTGTACCGTGAAATTTTCGAAATAGATGAAACATCTTCACAGGAGATGGTACGGGAATTCTACAAATCTAAAGCCTTCATGGATCTCCAACCTATACCGGGGTCACAGAAAGCCATGTATAAACTCAGGCGTCAGTGTAATAAAATGTATATCGTCACCGGTCGCCAGGACACTGTGAGAGAAGAGACTGAAACCTGGATAGATACGTATTTCCCTAATCTTTTCAATGATATCATTCTTACAAACAGTTACACCCCTCATGAGGTGAAAAAGTCTGACATCTGTCGTGCTCTCAACATCGGTCTCATCATCGATGACAATAAGGGTATTTGTGACCAGTGTATCGAGGCGGGTACAGATGCTCTTAACTTTGTAGGCGAAGAGATGTATCCATGGTGTGAAGAGAGTGAAATCAGTATAAAAGGATGGGACACACTAGAATTATAATGTCTCTCGGTCTCATCGGTCTCGGCTCCATTGGTGGCAACCTCGCCCTAAACATCCAAAAGTCTCAGGAACTCAATGTGTGTAACCGTTCACCCGAAAAGGTGAAGGCGATTGTCAAGAAGTCTTCTCATGTGAAGGGTTACGAAAATGTTGAGGAGATGGTCTCTGATATGAAAGAGCCTCGCACGATTATCACAGCTCTTCCCCATGGGGAGACGACGGATGCCATGGTGAAACAACTGAGCTCGGTGATGTCCAAGGGTGACACTATCGTGGATTGTTCGAACGAATTTTACCGAACCTCGAGGAATCGTGGTGCGTTCTGTCAATCCAAGGGAATTGGGTACCTCGGTACGGGTTTGTCTGGTGGCGCCGAAGGTGCTCGCCTCGGTCCCGCACTCATGATCGGTGGACCCCTGAAGACGTTTGAAGAACACGAAGATCTCTTCAAGTCGTTCGCCAAGAGTTACGCATACATGGGTGAGGACTATGGTGTCGGTCACTTTACCAAGATGGTACACAACGGTGTAGAGTACGGTATGCTCCAGGGTATCGCTGACGTGTACGCCTACTGCAACCAGGATGAATTCTACATGGAACAGGTTCTCAAGCGAATTGAAAACACTGACATTTATGGCTACCTCACGAAATCGGCTATGGATGTACTTCATGAATACGATCTCAAAAAGATTGCTGATATCGGACACATGAATAACACGGGTCTATGGTGTTCGGAGATTGGTCTCGAGTACGGTATTCCCACACCTACGATCAATTCTGCAGTGAACTCGAGATTTACGAGTCGTCATATTAAGGCAGTCAACACAGGTGAACACAGAAACTGTGCCATCGACTTTGGAGTTGCGGTGGACGCACTTCGTTTTGTCTTCGCGACATCCCTCCTTGAAGGCTACGACCTCATGGCTACTCGACACGTCGGTGATGAGAGTATCAAACAGGCTTGGTCTTCTGGTACCATCATCGAGTGTCCGATGATTGGTGGAGACTATCGCACCATCATCGAGGAGACGGCTGAAAATGCCCGGGTCATGATGATGTACTGTACCGCCGCGGGTATTCCCTGTCCAGCTATCCAGGCCGCACTCACTCAATACGATTTTACGCATCAAACATCCACATCCATGAAGTTTATCATGGCGCAACGCAACTACTTTGGTCAACATGAGATGATGGAGGCGTGATCCCATAGATGATCGACTTCCTCCTCCTTTAGGAAGAAGTCTCTGTTACCACTTTTGATTTCCCTGAGTACGTTTTCATAGGCGCACCCACCCATATCAAGTTCCCATTTATCATTGTCATTCGTGAGAATGTATTTGTCACCAGGAACCATCTTGGCCAAATCTGCCTCTAATTCAATACCCTCGTAGGTCATTCTAATTTTGCATTCCGTAGGTGCTGTACCTTTGTACTCTAAATTTCTCGCAATTTGAATTATTTCCGGTTCGACCGAAGCCAATTCTTTTAAGATTTCTTCACGATTTCTGAATGTATGTTTCGCGATGATTGTCGCGAACAACAGGACACAATGACTTTGATACATGTCCCCCACAATACCCACAGTATCAAAGTAATTAATCCTCTCATTCATGTCTCCACTCTCATGTAACTTGATTTTAATGGACTCGAGTTTCTTGGGTGTCTGGATGTGTCGCAGAACTTCCTTGCCCAGGTAATGATCATTGTACACCACTTTTAGATTGTTTTCGTTTATGAAATCTTTGATTCTTTGAAAATCGTACGCAGAATGCCCGTGAGGCTTCTCAAGGATGTACGTCGCATCGACAAGACCGAGGTATGGTTCCACGTTTTCACAAAAGTTGTGTGTGGGGATGGACATGTATGCCACAACGTTAGGGACACCTCTCAGGTGTTCCAAGTTTGCCACTTGCTGTCTAGAAATGGGAGTGTGAGGGCAATCCAATTTCTTGAGAGCCGGGATGATACGGGTTCTCGCCAAATGTCCCCTGGCCCCAAACACGAGACAATGATTCATCGTTTATTCTTTTCCAATATTAAATTTACTTAAACTATAGGTCACATATTAAAATATGTCGATTGGTATCGTCACACCCATTTCTTTACAGGGAGTAGGAACAAAGTTGGGATGGAGAATACGAGATGACCACAGACTTCATGTGTCACAGAATTATAAAAATGCTGAAAGAATGATGACTCAGATGGAACGACCACGTGTGATGATCACATTTTTACCAGAACAAGTTGAACATTCTGATGAAACATTCGAATCCATCGTAAAACACATGGGTCCACTCGATGTCGTACTCGATTGTGTAGTCGATTCAGAAGAAGATGTAAGATTTCGTTCCACGTATTGTCGGGACAACAGCACACAGTACATGTCTATACGTATTGAACAAGAAGGTATATTCGTGCGCGGACCACGTACGGCGTATCTAGAAAATAAGAACTTACTTCGGAAAATTAATCGACGTATATATTACACCGGTAGTATCGAAGAAGTCTAAAATGTTCGCACTTCTCTGTAAACCGATCGCCGTTCCTCAGCCACATGGCAATCATGTGCTCAAAGCAAAAGATTGTCGTATCGCGTATGTAAAACCATCTCAAACACAAGAGAATGTTCTTGAACTTGAGATACTTGAAGCACCTCCGATTTCTATTAATGAAACGGATTCGTAAGATTTACCATTTTTCCATCCTTTGTTTTCATAAATATAACTTCGTCGCATTCACCACCCTTCATCACCATGATCGGTTCACCACACACAGTACCGGACCTTTTATGTCTATCACATGCACCCTTCGTCCTGTCTGTGATATTCATATTCTGACTATATCCAATGAACGTTCGATCAGGTTTTCCAGTTTCGCGGTCCGAAGATTCAACGATAGCCTTCCAACAATATTTACCAAACTCCCATTCCTTTGTCGTATCCACAGGAGGTGGTGGAGCATCTAACAGGGATGAACGAATGGGGCGTTTCCTCCGTGAAGATGAGACAAACGGTGCAAACAAAAACTTAACAACAGTTGCCATTACTGTTGTTAGGTTTTGTATTTTTAAGTTACTTCTCTCCCAACCGGGTTCGAACCGATGACCTCACGATTAACAGTCGCGCGCTCTACCAACTGAGCTATGGGAGAATGGATCCTCTCTATCCGAATCGAACGAATGACAAATGGAACTACAGTCCACTGCTCTACCAACTGAGCTAAGAGAGGACAAAAGCTCCCACGTGGATTCGAACCACGGGTGGTGGATTCAAAGTCCACAGTGTTGACCAACTACACTATAGGAGCGGATATAGTATTAGTAGGTACTTTTTCTTTAAGTTCGTTTATGTATTTCATGCTTATGAGTGAGACTGAAAATAGACCAGCGGACGTATTCGCCACGATCATCGGAATGACTGTGAAGTACACAGAATATACGAGCCCCAATGCACTCGCCAGCATGTTGATACATAAGAATGTATAATTGATCGCATGTGTATCCTTCGTCTTGTATACATGAACAACTTGTGGTACAAACATGATCGTGATGAGAATTGAACTCACCAGTCCAATTGAGTCGATAATGATTTCCATAAAAATGTTTCGTTACAGTAGTATGATCGTGTATTTGGTACTTTTAGTATTTGTGATCATATTACTTATGCGTTCAAAGCGTAAAAAGTTTGAAAAGTACGACTTTAAGTGTTTTCTACTTGCACTCAAGAGTGAACCGGCGCGCAGTGAAAAGTTCATACAGAGTATCGACAAGAAGATACCTCTCGAGATTGTATACGGTAGAGATACGAGAACACCCAAGAAGGCTGAAAAGTTCCGTGAACACATAGACCCGGATTATTATGATAAGGCTATCGAAATGTATCATGATCCATCTGTACGAAGACCCGATATAACCTATTTCAACCTAGGAGCTATAGGTTGTATGATGGGACACATGAAGATTTATGAAAAGTGTCAGAATCAAAACGTCAAGTACGCACTCATCTTCGAAGATAACGTCGTGATTGACTCGAACAGGTTATACGATCAAGTACAATCTGTGATCGACGAAAAGGGTGATGATTTTGAAATTTGTTTCTTCCATTGTTTATCTAGACTTCCCGAAAGAAAAGAAGGAAGTCTAGAAAAAGTGAAATGGATCTCGAGTACGAAATGTTATCTTGTAAACATTCCAAACATGAGATGGTACAAACGCTTTTTCTTACCGATGGATAATCATATTGACATGAAACACGAAGATCTCATCGCTCAGGGGGCGCGTATCTATTACAAGGATTTACGAACCTTCATGCACATCGACCGAAGTCACACGAGTACAATAGGACACAGTGATCATGGTCGATCCCTGTTCTTTTCCCGAACAAATCCGGACGCACTTCCCACGCATTTAAAACCTGGATACTAAAGTTGTTCCCAACGGGTCTCGAACCCGTGACCTTGGCGTTATAAGCACCACGCTCTAACCAACTGAGCTATGGGAACGGTGCATTTAGTCTTGTTACAGACCAATGGGTATAACGATGTGGGTGGGACGCCCACACTTTACATAGACGCTTATACTTTAAGTCATTAAAATCTGAGATATAGTCAAGTATGATAGTCATTTTAATATTGATAGTTGTGCTAATATTCCTGATTCTGTATGCGATGGAACAGAATGCGTCGACATCTTTCACACCATCACTGAAAAAGGATGGTCTCGTCACGATGGATCGACCATCGAAGCATGAAATTCTTCGAAAACTTCCAGATGGCTACGAATTCCTTGACTATATCTACACCATTCACGGTTGTACCCTCTCGACGTTTCATCGCGACGTCACATCGAGTCAGTACGTCTTTAAAACGAAACATCCTGTGTACACGTTCATCACGTACGAGTATGATGGACCGGCACTCACTGTATGTCCCGGAAGTCATTCGACCACTCCGATGCTTTATTCGAGACCGGTCACGATAAACGCAAATTCAATTCTCTTCAACTGCGATGTCGTACACGCAGGGTCCCTGAACCTCGAAAAGAAACCTCGTACAGCGGTACAGTACAAAATCGCTCACAAGGATGATCTCAAAAAACTGAAACATCTTGATGGGATTCGTAAGGAAAAACGAGGGGATTGTAACAAACGAAACAGTGTCACGCTCGACATCTTGTACCGAAAATTGTCCCTCATCTTTTCATACATCGTGAATCATCATCTGACACCATATTTACAGGATCGAAAAAGTAATCTTTTGTGTAAACTCATCGGTGAAGAAAGATGTTTCTATAATGTATAGAGTGATGTCGTTCGAAGTCGTCACATACGCGAACAAATCTCAGGGTATGTTTGAAGAACTCATGAAGAATGAATTTGGTCTACCTATCAAGGTATTGGGTTGGGGTACGGAGTGGAAAGGATTCACTGATAAAACCATAGGTGTGTTGAAGTATCTCGATACGAAGAGTGATACGGACATCGTCGTGTTCGTCGACGGTTTCGACACGAAAGTGAATAAAAAACCTGATGACCTCATCACGTTGTTCAGGAAATGTGACTGTAAAGTTCTCGTTTCTCGAGATCCAGAACTCATGGGTGGACCCATGTCTCGAACCATTTTCGGGACATGTCGAGGAAACAGTATCGCGAACGCGGGCCTGTTCATGGGATACGTGAAAGAGTTGAAAATGTACTTGAACGATACTTTAGAGCCGAGGTGTAAAGATGATCAGGTCAACTTTAACGCGTCGTGTAGCAAATTCGATTTCATAAAGGTGGATGAAGAAGAAAAGATTTTCAAGAACATCAGTCCTCGTGCACTAAACAAGGAATCGAACGCTATTTTCATGTCTTATCCCGCGAGTCCCAGTTTTTCGAGGTACACTCGAGCTTTTGTGGAATACACACAATTCGTGTACATACACGTATTGTGTCTACTCGTGGTAGCACTGGCGTTTTTACCAAAATACAAAACACCTCTCGTAGGTGTCACATTGGGTCTCACTGCATTCTATGCACTCGTCGCCGATAAGTCATGTACACTTTAAGCAGTCTTCATGGGAGGCATCATGGCAGTCATCTGCGCCATGCGGTTGGAAAGACTCGCGTTCGCCTCGAGACCGAGGAGGCTGATCACTTCACCGATGAGAATACCCTGCTGAACCATGACAAGCATCTTCGCCATATCCGTCTTGGGGACATAGTCACCATATCCAACCGTGCTCATAGTCGTGAAAGAAAAGTAAAAGGGGTCGAGGATAGACTTGAACCCGAAATTCTTGCCATTCATACGGTCGAGAAGGGAATACATGATTCCGAATACGAAAGTGATGAGAAAGACGGCGGGTAAACGTTGCATTTATAAGTAGTACACATTTTTTATACAGAATCTATTCTCTGTAACTCTTCACTTCTTCGTCTGATATTCTTAAAAGCACCGAGCCACCTGGCTACCGCGCGAGACGAACTCACAGACCCAGTCTCGTCATTCACGACAATACTTAGACCGTTACAGACATCCGGTTTGTTTTCTTTATCCGGAAACTGCTCGAGGAACGCCTTTATAGAAAATGAGGGTATATCAGGTGCTTCACTCAGGAGTTTATCGTACTCTTCCCGAGATTTCATGATAAATTCGACTACATTTTCCCTATGTTTTACATCCAGAGATACTTCCATGTCAATACTCCTATAAAACTTTGACCACTTGACACACATCGCCGAATGTGCTTCGGATAGTGGAAGACTTTGACTGAATTTACTAATGGACGTGAGAATACCACCGAGAACATTTAGAAACGCGAAAAAGTACTGAATGATCATGATGTTATTTTTCATACCGGGTGATACATCTTCATTACCACTCGGGTTCAGTACAGCGAAACCACCGACACCCGTAATACTCGCAATCACTATACTCGGATACGCGAGCCAATCATTTTGTTTTTTGTAGAAAAGGCGTGCATGATTATGTAACCATCGGTATCCAGCAGCCTTTTCAGCCCACTTTATCAAAAGCTTCTCCTGCTTTTCACACCATCCACAATCATGGTCTGTCATGACTTAGACTGACAATTTTTTCGCACATTCCCTCGCGAGTGTATCGACCGCCTCGTTCTGTGGGTGTCCGTTATGTGCCTTGACCCATTTCCATTCGATCATCTTCATCTTAGAACGCAATGTATCGAGCTGAATCCATAGTTCCTTATTTTTTACATCACTTCCCGAAGACGTTTTCCACCCATTCTTCTTCCAGTTGTGTATCCATGAAGTAATTCCTTGTTTCGTGTAATTACTATCCGTGATTATACGCACATGAGTCTTGTTCATATATAGACATTGTTCGAGAGCTTTCACGATAGCTGTCATCTCCATGATATTGTTTGTCGTGTTTGGTTGTGCACCACATAGTTTGAAATCTTCACTTATGGCACCCCAACCACCACGGCCGGGGTTTCCAAGACAACTTCCATCTGTGTATACTTCGTACATATCTTTGAAACGTTTCCTGTTTTTATATATTTTTTCTCAGTACATTGTAATAGAGGTATCAACATGGCGGCGGCTATGATGCCCATGATGATGATGTCTAGTATGGCTTCTAGTTGCTCATCATGCATTTCCAGTCCAACACTCCTCATATGGTATTTTTACGCGAGAATCGCCGCGTTTATCGGTAGTTATCTCAACCCATTCAAGGCGGCTGGTAAAATTGGTGGAGCGGTGAAAGGTGCCGCGAAAGGTGTCGCTCGAGTTGGTAAAAAAGCTGTAAGAGGAGTTGGTCGAGCTGGTAAAAAGGTTGGTCGAGGAATTAGTCGAGCTGGTAAAAAGGTTGGTCGTGGCTTTAAAAAGGCGTTTTGCTTCTCTCCCGAAACGATCGTCAAGCTTCAAAATGGCCGAACAGTCATGATGAAAAACCTAAAACTCGGAGACGTGCTCATAAACGGCAGTATCATCGATGCGGTGATGAAGATTAAGAATGAAAATGATCCCTATTACAAGCTTCCGGGGAACATTCTCGTGACAGGTTCTCATTATGTGAGGTACGCCGGTAAATACATCCATGTAAAGAATGTACCCGAGGCGAAACCCACTGGTAAGGTTGAGCCAGTTGTGTACTGCCTCGTCACCAGTGACCACAAGATCCCGGTCGGTGAGTATACCTTCTGGGATTGGGAAGATAACCTCATCCCCACCAGACAGAATCTTGACAACGTCTTCAAGAGACTGAAGTCACAGCGTCACAGAAATACTGTTAGTGTATAATAGATTAACACCATGGATGACATGCTCCCAATATTGATGATTGCATGTGCTTCGTCGTCGTCGTGTGCATCATCATTCAGTTTGTTGGGTGGTGGAGGCGCGGCATTCGCTGCATGGAGATCGAGGCAACAAGCGGGGACTCCAGACCCTGCTCCAGACCCTGCTCCAGGCCCTGCTCCAGGCCCTAAACCTATGGCACCTTCACGACCTTCGGCCCCAAAGCGTATATCCCGTCGTCGACCTCGTCGAGTGGCGAAAAAAGCTGGACGAGCGATCAAGAAGATTTTCAGGAAACCGGGGCGAGCGATCAGGAAGATTTTCAGGAAACCGGGACGAGCGATCAGGAAGATTTTCAGGAAACCGAGATTCAAGAAGCGGAAGGCTATCAAAAGGATCGGAAGACGTTTCAAAAAGATTGGAAGACGGTTCAAGAAGCGAAAGGCTATCAAGAGGATCGGAAGACGTTTCAAGAAGATTGGAAAACGGTTCAAGAAGCGGAAGGCTATCAAAAGGATCGGAAGACGTTTCAAAAAGATTGGAAAACGGTTCAAGAAGCGGAAGGCTATCAAGAGGATCGGAAGACGTTTCAAGAAGATTGGAAAACGGTTCAAGAAGCGGAAGGCTATCAAGAGGATCGGAAGACGTTTCAAAAAGATTGGAAAACGCAAAGCGGTAAAGAGGATTGGGCGTGTGTTTAGAAGACGTTGTTTCGCACCCGAAACACCCATCAAACTTCACAATGGTAAAATTGTGATGATGAAAAATATTCAAGTTGGTGATATTCTCATAAATGGAAGTATCGTGAAAGCTACGATGCATATTAGAAATGAAGATGATCCCTATTACAAACTCCCAGGTGATATATTTGTTACCGGATCACATTATATACAAAACGGTGACTCGTTCACGCGTGTATCTAAATTTGAAAACGCGAAACGCACACAACGTATCGACAGGGTTGTATCATGTTTAATAACTAATGATCACAAAATACCAGTCGGTGAGTACACGTTTTGGGATTGGGAAGATAATAATCTCGTAACATAATATAATGTCAGGACCAATACCATTAGGTCAGGTTGATACAGGCGGAAACGGTGGCATGATGATGGCACTCGCCGTGTGTTGTTTATGTTCCAGTTCCTCGGGTGTAGCTGGATTTTTATTTAAAGACAGGATCAGTGCCGCCATGGGTGGTGGAGGTGCTGATGCCGGTGCCGGAGCAGCTGTAGGTGCCGGAGCAGCTGTGGGTGCCGGAGCAGCAGTCGCCGCCGCTCGCCGTCCAAGGCCATCTGTCGCTAGAGGGCGTAAAATTGGGCGTAAAATCAAGACTCGTCCACGACGGATTGGGAAAATGTTCAAGCGTCGTCGCCCCAAGCGTCGTCCCAGGCCCAAGCGTCGTCCACGACGGATTGGGAAAATGTTCAAGCGTCGTCGCCCCAAGCGTCGTCGTCCCAAGCGTCGCTCCCGTCGTGTGGGTCGCGGTGCTCTCAAGGCGGCTAAATTCGCATGGAAGTATCACCCCAAGAACGTTGTGAAACGCGCTGCTCTCCGCGCCTTCAACAAGAGTCGC